ACATGTTGACCACGGTGTCGCGCAGGTTCTTTGCGAAGTCTTTGCCGGACTCGAAGCCGCGCATGAGGGCGTCTGTCAGGGTGCTGTTGATTTGGTCGCTGGTTTTCTTCCATTCAGCGGCTGCGTCGGCTGCGGATTTCTTCACAGATTCGCGGGCGTCTTTGGAGTCGATAGCATTTGCCAGCAACTTGCGCTGCTCAATCTCGCGGGCAATGGCTTGAGCGGCTGCGTCGTTGCCAAAGCTCATTTCAATGGCTTGGTTCTCTCGCATGCGGGCAATCTCCACCATTTCAATTGCCTGAGCAAGACTGATGTTTTGCTCTTTTGATATTCGCAGGGCTTGTTCTTCTGTTTCGAGATTGAGCAACTTAGCCGCGATTGCGTCAGCCGATTTATTCAGGCTTTCAACGTATTTGTCATTTGCCTTTGATGACTCTTCAAGCATCTTTTGGTATGCATCGTTTGCATCCTCGATGGCTTTGCCGTCAGCAATTACCATAGCGCGCCTAAGCTTTATGCGCTCATTTTGCAAGCGCAGTGCATCCGTGTTTTCCTTTGCAGTCTCGCGCGCAGCCGCTGGTGCTTTCTTTTCGTAGCTCTTGCGAATGTCGGCTTCACGCTGTGCAAGCTCTACCCCAGTTTTCCCGGCTGCAATGCCAAGCTCTTTAGCTGCTGCAATCTCGCGCTCCATCTTCACGGTGTCGCCCAGATACTTAGCGCCCAGCTTGTCCCATTCGGCACCCTGGCGAACGGACTCCGAGCGCTCAGCGGCATACTTTGCGGATAACTGCTGATTCTTGAGTAAATCCTGATAGCCCGCTAGCTGGTTTTCAGCCTCGCTCAGTTTCACCCTGTCGCCTGCGTTGCCGTAAATTGACTCAGCGGCTTGACGGCGAATATCAACCATCTTCTGTGCGGCTGCGACTTGCCCCTCTAGGCCAGCGTCCCGCCCAATGCCTTTGATGGCGTCCCACGCCTCTTTAACAGCCCCGGTGACGCCATTCCAACTTCTTTGCACCAGCCCAAGATTGCGCTCAATGTCGGTTGCCATTTGCGCCGTGGCTTTGTCAAACTCGCTCTGTGCAAGTGATGCGGCCTCGGTGGCTTTGCCTTGTTCTGTTAAGGCTTTGATCTGGTCATAGATTCCCTGAGTCAGATATCCCATGCTCTCATTGAGCTTCAACGTAGCCTCAAGCGGTGCCTTTTTCAGTTCGGCAAACTTCTTGGCGGTATCTTCGATTGATGTGCCGGTGACTTTCTCAAACCGAATAGCCGTCAGGGTGAATTGCTCTAGATTCTCAGACGCGACTTTTCCGTTTGTCGCAAAGATGGCGAGTGCTTCGGCTGCGTTGCCTTGTGTGCCAGATAAGCTGTCGATACTCGCAGCCATAGCCATCAATTGGCCTGTGGTGACGCCAGCCTGATTGCCTGACAAGATCAAGGCGCTATTGAATGCGCGTGACTCAGCCGCGCCCTGTTCGTAGGCAATGGCAAGGCCAGCCGCTGCACCCGCTGCGATGGTGTAAGGGTTGATCAGGCCAAGCACATAGCCTCCCAATGCCTTGGCAGCATTGCCAGCCCCGCCAAACATATCCTTGAGCTGTCCACCCTGTTGCAAGAACACGGTAAGCGGTGCTTGCCCGCCTTGGATAGATGTCACGATGTCGGTGAACTGCGCCGGTACGCCACGCAATGCGTTTGCCGTAGCAGCGGCAGACATGCCCACCTTATCCAGCGACTGCGAACCAGTCAACATAGCCGCCGCCGCCTGCGCTTGCTTAACCTTGACGGCTTCAAGTTGATCAAGGTAAGGCTTCAGCACGTTCGTATCAATGCCGCGCTGATTAGCTAGCGCTTTGTAGTATTCGACGCTACCTTTTGCCCCGGAGTCCATCACAGCCGTGGTGCGCTGAATGGAAGATATCAGCGACTTAGCAGCGCCCTCTACCTTTTGCGCAGCCTGAGTTGTCCCATCACCCATTCCGCCCAGCTTGTCGCCCGTGTCTTTCGCGGTGTTGCTGAGTTCTTTCAGCTTTGTCTTTACGGTTTGCGTGACTGTCTCAAACGAACCATCAAGCGCTGCGCCTACCTTTAGCTGGGATACGGATTCGGACATAGTTAATCAGTCTTTTTGTTCATGATTGAAAGGGCTTCGGCTTCAATGATGCGAATGTCATCAAACAAGATTTCGTAATCGTCAGGGTGCAGTCTCATGCGATCCATGCGCAGGAAAAAGGGCGAGTAATCCAGCCCCGTGCAACCGGCAGCACCTACGCGCCACTGGGTTGACAGGGTGGAGAACAGGTTGATTGCGCGGGCGTTTTCGGGCCAGAGTTCGCAGGTTTCTTGTTTTGCCGCTTGGGCCGCTGCAAGCCCAGCCAGGAACGGGTTTGATTCAACCTGTGGGGCTGGCGAGTAAAGTGCAGCGGTAGCGGCCTTTAGTTTTTTGTGCGGGCTGCTGTCAATTCGGACAGGTAGGCTTCAATGATTGCGCGGGCTGCACCGAGATAATTTTGGGTAAGCAGTTCGACGTTTTCACGATCAAAGGCGTCCTCCAAATCCCAACCGCTTGCAATGTCAAGCACCACATCAACATCCTCACGATCAGTCAAGCCCTCAATGAAGGCTTTGAAGGCTTCGCGGGTGCGGGCTTTGAATGTGAACTGAACCGTTGCGGCTTTGTCGCCTGCTACGGGGATGGAAACTTTTGATGTAAACGTGGGTTTTGCAACCAGAGACAATTTAGCCATTTATAACTTTCGTGAGGGTGAGAAATGCCCATACCCACCTAGCGCTCCCTCACGAGGAGACACTAGGCGGGCGGTGCGGGGGTGGCTTGCGCCGTGGATTAGTAAGAGATGGAGCGACCGAGAACAGTCATGGCAGCGTCAACGGTATTGACCTGATTGCTGTTCAATTTCGGCATTTCGGAAACAGACAGGTAGCCGTATCCGTAAGTCGTAGACCCGCCAGAAACCACCTGTTTAAAGGCGACTTTGGACAGGTTGCGGCTGATGCCGAGCATGGTGATGTAGGCCGCTTGTGTGGCATCGTGGGCCATCGACAAGGTTATGGAGATAGCGTTGAAGCCGGTAGGAACTTTGATGCCGTTACGCTTGCTCAGCAACTGCACATCAGTGAAACGTGCGTCACCACCCGAGCCGCTGATTGTCAGAATCTGAGGAATGACAGTCCATGCGCTGACTTTTTGGGCCGTGCCAGCGCCAGTGCCAACCGGGAAAAATCCGGTGTTGCTGGTGTCAAGTCCTTGGATGCTGAATGTGTCAGCAGTCAGGACAGTGATCTTGAACACGCTGTCCGTCGCATCTTCATAACCGGATGTCAGCAGGATTTCATCGTTGGTTGCAAATCCGTGGGCAACAGATGTTGCAACCGCTGGATTGGCATTGGTGATGCCTGAGATTGTTTTCGCGGCTGCGAAAGTTTGGGAGAACTGCTGCGAGCTACCTTCAGCGAAATATAAAGCCATGATGGTTTCCTTTTTGGACGTAAAAAAACCGCATTTCTGCGGCTGGGTTTCGCCCTCTTCGGGCAACAAAAAAGCCCCGAGGTATCGCTACCTAGAGGCTCTTGTGGGGGTGGCTTGCGCCGTGTTTATCGCGTGCTAAAAATACTGAAATTCTGCGTACTGCTGTAAATCTTCACTTCGCTTGCGTAGTCGCTAATCGGCGCGTGAATGGCGCTTGCTTGAAACACTGTGGCCGCTGCCATCAAGCTCTCAACCTGTAGCGCAATGGCTGCACAACTGGCGCGGCTATCGGCATAGACGCCAATCTCGAATCGTCCGTTTTTCTTGTCTGGCAACGTGCCATCAATAAAGCTCAGAGCCTCGCCGCCTACCTGCTCAAACGTCAGGAACGGGCGCACGGTGCCGAGTGGCGCGAAGTCTGGAAAGCAGCGGTTGCCAACCAAGCCTTTCAACAGCCCGAATAAATCGCTTTCCACGCTCATGATGTTTTCATCCTCTGTTCAAACTCTTTTGCCATAGCGTCGATTGCGCGTTGTTTAACCGTCTTTTCAGCCTTGCCGATGAAGTCGTTAGCCTTTGCCCCGCCTGCTGTGCCGAGTGCCACCATGAACCCATACGGCACTTTCCTGTGATTCCAAGCAACGTGATATTCGGCCTTATCTTTGGTGCTTCCACTTTTTGAAAACACCTGATAGACAGCGCCCTTCAGTGATCCTGATTCAAACCAGTAGCTTGCTGCGCGTTTAGCAGCCGGTGTGCTTGCTGCTTTTGCTGCGGTGCCTTGAAACCAATGGCCCTTTTTGCTCACGGGCACGGTGTCCAGGACGGCTTCGTAATAAACCTGCGCCCCTGCCTGCGCTGCTGGCCGGATAGATGTCTCAGCCTTCACTTTGAGCGCTTCGATCTGATCTGTCAGCGCCTTGGTGTCAAAGTCAAACGTCAGCATTGATCACTCTCACCACGCAATCCACATACTCCCGCTTGCCATCCGGCAACACAGCGTCAATCTCGAATACATCGTCACCGTACACAATGCGCTGGCCTGCGTTAACGGCCCGCTGCCGCATCCGAATTGAACATTTGGTGAGCGATACGTCAGCACCTGATTTAATCGCACTGAGGCCGCTTAGATAGCGTATGTCGGCCCATACTGATGCAGTCGTGAGCCATGACGTAGAGGGCTGGCCGATTTCGTCAACCGTGTCCACGCGGCTTTGCAACGCGACAAAATGGCGAAGCAATCCCGCCTTCATGCGTAGCACCTGAAAGGGCTCAGCAAGTCTTGCGCAGCGCGTGGCATCTCTGCATCATCTTCGCGCACCTCAAACAGTCGCCCGAGAATCAGCAACATGGCCGACTGGATTAGCTCGTTGATCACAACACCCTGGCGCGTGCGTGTGGCTGCGTAGACTGCTCGCATGTAGATGCTCATGGCGTGAGCTTTGCCGTCAAGCGCCATGTCGTAATCAGTGAGCGCGTCGGCTGTAGCGTCAGCAATGATGTAAGCGGCTTTGGCTGCGGATAGCATGGCGGGCACGGCTGCAATGGCTGTACCGAGCGCGGTTTGATCGGCGTAGACGTTGCACTGCAAATACTCGATGGCCGAGCGCTCAGCGGCTGCGATCTTGAGCGTCAGGTCGGTGTCGCCGTCTGTGCCGTCAATGCGTAGATGCGCTTTGGCTTGATCTATGGTGATGAGTGGCATAGGTGTGTATTTGTTGGCTAAGAGATACGCCCGCGTGGGCAGGCGTATGACTTAGCTATTAACTAAGTTTTGACGGATGAAACTTCATCAATCAGGTTGCCGCCACCTTAAGCAATTTGATGGCTTGCGTGTTGCGAAGTTTTCCTCCAACGCGCTTACGCACATAAAATTTCACAAAGCCCGGCGTGGTGATTTCGTCGCGGGTGATGCGCGTGCCGACACGATCACAGATCAGGTAGCCTTCGCGGAAGTCACCGAACGCCAGCGGGAAATTGCCAGCGCCAACTACAGGCATATCTTCTGCCTCTGTGATGCCGTAGCCCAAAAAGGTAGAAGGCTGGCCTGCGGTCATAGCGGGTTGCCACAAGTAAGCGCCGGTCGTGTCTTTGTACTTGCGCAGCGATGCAATCACCAGCTTGTTTGTCAACCACTGAGCATTAGCACGGTAGCGGGCACGCAAGGCGTAGACCATATCCAAGTACACATCAGCGCTTGTCGGCAGCACAGCAGCGCCACCAGAAGCGATGTATTGCAGCGTGCCAAATGCGCGGGTTGCATCAGCAGTCACAACAGGAGTGGGGCCAGCCAGGATGCCGGTGGGCTTCTTGGTGCCGTTACCAGCCACGAATGCAGCGCCTTCGCCTTGGTACATGGCTTCAGCAGCACTTGATACCAGCCAGTCTTCCACATTGAAAAACAGGTCATCCAGCGACTCTTCCGACGCTTGCGGCTTAGCAGATGCCATACCGAAAGTAGGAGCGACTTCTGCCAGATCAGGCGTGTTGGTCTGGGCGCGGGTGTCAGTCTCGCCTACCCACTCAAACGCCGCGCCGTTGACGTCGAACAGTTCTTTGTAGTCAGGGCTGCCCACGGTACGCACGGTTGCGATGCCACGGATGGGCGACATATCAACACCGAGGCGGGCAATGGCACGCTCAATCACTTCGGGCAGCGCAAAACCGCCGGCAGCATTGGTCGATGTAATGGCTTGAGTCGAGCGTGTTTCCATGCTGCGGTTCTTGGCTTCGAGCTGCTTTTGTGCAACTGCGGCCTTCTGCTGACGCTCATGATCACCCGGCGCACGCATCCATTCGGTAAAAGCGTGACGATACTCAGCGGCCTCTTTGATTTCGCCGTCTTGCTTTTCACCAGCAAACACGCCGGGGCGGTTTAACTTGGCTTCGAGTGCGTCTTGCTTGGCCTTGGCCTCGTCCATTACGGCGTCCATGCGGGCCAGCTTGGCTTCCAGTTCGGCAGTGCCTTGACCGGCTTTGACCGATTCAATGCGTGCGTCGTTGGTCTTTTTGTACTCATCAAAAGCGGTTGCAATACCGTCAACGATGGATTTGATTTCTTGGGACATATAAATTCCAGACGTAAAAAAAGCACCTCATGGGTGCCTGTTGGTGGGTGATTCGTGGATCAGGAGAGTTTTGATTGCAGCGCGATTAACGATGCTTTCAGTTCGCCCATGTCATCGGAATCACTCCGACTCGATAGGTTTTTTACGCGGCTGACAAAAGCCAGCGCGTCTTGCTTGGAGAATCCAGAATCTCTCAGGACTCTCTCGGCATCTTTGAGGGTGATAATCTCATCAGAAGATTTCACGCCGGTAATTCTTGCTTTTGAATTCGCAGGAAAAGTAACGATGCTGCACTCCCAGATTTCAATTTCTGTGAGCGTGCGAATCTCAGTCTCGCGGTCGTATGCCCATTGCTTGCTCATGAACCCGATAGATAGGCCATTCAATGCGCCCATCTTTAGCAGCGCATGGGCTTCTTTGCCCTTTTCGGTGTCAAGAGCTAGTTTCCCCTTGAGCGTCAAGCCTTTGGCATCTTCTGCCATTTCAGTCCAAACTCCGATAGGTTGATCACTGCGATGCTGCCAAAGTAACGCGGGCATAGTTCCGGCTGCTTTGTGATCTGCAATTGATTTTGCAAACGCTCCTTTGGCAATGCTGTCCTCGTATGAGTCAACAACATCAAACACTGAGCCATAGCCCTCTATCGTGCCATCGTCGCCAGCAGCTTTGATTTGCAGCGCGTAGGAGCGCACCTCTCGCCCATCCGTGCTTTTGCGCTCAAGGTGTTGGAGTTGCTTCTTCATTTGTCGTTCCTTCTGGAAACAAAAAACCCGCTAGGGCGATCCGTAGCGGGTTTTGGTTTGGTTTGTATTTAAACCGGCTTTTTCTTCTTGTTCAATGCCAGCATCATTCTTGCGCGGTACTCCGGGTCTGCCCACCGCGCCTTGCCCTCTGCTTGGCGTAATGCTCTTGATTCAGGGTCGTTGGCGCGGGCCAAAATTTTTGCTTTATGGGTTTCACTGAGCTTCTTTCCAGCATGGGCAGCAACAACCTTTTTTCTATAGGCCGGGTCTGCCCACAATGCCCGCACTATTTCACTGTTCTTTGCCCTGTCAGACTCAGAGAATACGCGGGAAGATGCCGATGAACTTAACTTTGCGCGGGATTCTTCGGTAAAAATTCTGCCCTCGTGGGCAGCGCCGATTTTTGCCTTAGTTTCTGCGCTTAGCTTTTTACCAATGTTATTGGCGCGCATCATTGCACGGGTTTCTTTTCCTACAATAATCCCTGTGGTGCCGTCGCCGCCGTCCGTAAGGTTATATCCAAATGGCACGCGGGCATTTTGCTCAGCAATTGCGGAAACTTCCATTGCCTTTATTTCATCCCAGTTGGCAGAAGCGATCGTTTCAAGGAGAATATTTTCTTTCCCGTATTTGCAAATTGCAGCATGAACAGCGAAATTTTTATCCAATCTGGCTGCTTTCCCACAATGCTCTGCGAATCGTTCTTTAACGGTTCTACTGGTAATCCCGATGTACACCTTGCCGTTCGGGAATGAAATGCGGTACAAAAACCCACGCCGCGCTGTCGGCTGTAAAATAGACGAAGCTGTCATTTGAAGTCACTTTCAATGATGGTTAGATACCCGAACGGTGCTAGTTACACTGCTCGGGTATCGTCATTTTAACTCAGCAATGACCCTTTATCGGCGTCATTTGCAGGTTGTTGACCGGGTGTTGCCATGTTGAGCGGCACTAGCACCTCGTCCAACCCATCTATTGGGTCTAGACCTTCATAGTCCCTGATTTCATTTCTGGTATATATCCCCATTTCCACAGCGGTACGCATCCACTGTGCGCGATCCACCATGCTTCCAGAGGTCAGATAACGGGTATCAAACTCAGCAAATAGCGGGCCTGCCCCATCTAACAACATTTCATCGATACGCTGCGTCCATGCCATGTGCCACGGGGCAAGGGTATGTTTCAAATGCGCTGCGAAAAACGCTTCTGACGAAGCGAATGTCGAAGTTTTGTCTGACGATCCGACCATCAGAGGGAAAACACCGTAGCATCGGCATATCTCCTCAACTTGCATTTTTCTGGTTTCCAAATGCTGCGCATCGACGCCAGTAATCGCCGTGCTTTGCCATTTGGCATTGCGATCCAGCACCAGCGGTGTGCCGGCGTTGTCGGGGCCTGCCTTGCGTTTGAGCCATGCCGACAAGCGTTCGTGCGCTTCGGGGTTGAGTATGCCGTCCACCGAGTAGGTACCGCTTGTTTTCAAGCCATTTGCGTGCATGGCCGATTGACTGCGCTCTGTGGCGATTGACAGGCCGATAGCGGCTTTGGCAAGCGTGATAGCGTTCAGCGATTCGTGCCAATCCCATTGCAAGCCGTTGATCACGAAAACGTCATCAGGGCCGAAGTCGCCAATCAGGCCGAATTCGTCATAGCAACGGTAGCGTAGTTCGTAGCGGTTGACCTTGCGCACATCCCACCGGCCCGGTTCAACGGGCAGCAACTCAGTCACACGACCATTGCCGCCGCGCACCTTGATAGACAAGCCTGTTCCAGTGAGCGCTGCGTGCAGCGTCATTTGCCGACGCCATTCAAACGAGGTCTGCCAAGCGTTCGGGCGGCGTGACAGCAGGCGGTATTCCGGGATGTTGGTCGCCTTTTGGCGCGTGCCGTTTGCCAGCTCGCGGTAAACGTGCATGGGCGGTGTCGCGCATCCGTCCGCAATGGCTTTGACGCAGGCCAGAACGGTAGAGACTTGTAGCGCGGTCTTTTCGTTGACAGCAACGCCAGCGACAATGCCGCCACCATTACCATCAATCAGGTTAGCCACCTGATCATAGGTAAGCTGTGCGGCTTTGCGGCCTAGCAAGCGGTCAAAGAAGTTCAAAATTTAATCCAATTCCCAAAATGATTTTTCAGACGATGCCGTTGCATTCACCAGACCCGCCGCCATCACAGCAGCCACGGCCAAGTCAATTCGGCCTGTTGCTTTTTCTTTTGATAGCTTGCGGTTTTCCGCGCCATCCTGCTCAATCACCGCGTTAGACATGCACCAGTCAAGCACCTTGTGCCCTGCGTGTGCAATCTCGCCATTCAGCAACATCCGCTCAAATGCTTCAATAGCTGGCGAGAAGTCTTTGTAACCTTGGCCGACTTCCTTCATTTCTGGCAGTGTGATGCCGTCATCGTTTGCCATGCTGATCAAGTCGGCCATACGCCAGCGGTCATAACCTACAGCAATGATTTCGAAAAAGTCGCACATTGCCGACAACTTTTGAAGAATGATCCGCTTGCTGATAGCCCTGCCGGGTGTCGTGTCTAAGTAGCCTTCTGCTTTCCATTGCAAGTAAGGCACCCTGTCGTTATCGGCTTTTCGCTGCAATTCGACATCAGGAAGCCACGCAAACGGAACCAGCTTCCAAGGTTCTCCCGCCTCTACCGGCTCCACTAGAAACACCATGCCTGTTAAGTCGGTGGTGCTAGATAGGTCAAGCCCCGCCACCGCACGACGCCCGCGTAAATCGCGCCAGTCGAAATCCTGCTGTGCGCCTTTCCAGACTTCGCCGGATATCCACGGGCTTTCAGCGTCTGTCCATTGGCAGAAATTGAGCCTGCGGACAATCGCCTCCTTCGATGGCATGCCCTTAGCTTCGACAACCTGCTCACGGATGTACTTCATACCCGGCAAGTCGGCATCTTGCAACGAAGGGTTAGCCTTCAGCCAGCAGGATTCATCCTGAAATGGATCGTCGTTTTCGTCTAGGCTGCACACATAGGGAAAGAAAGCATCGTCCTGCACGTCACCGGCTGCAACCTTTGCGCCATATTCGTGATATCCCCAGCATGGCCCCATGCGGTTGTGTCCCGCATTGGTAATCATGAAAATCATGGCCTGTCTGCGCGACTTTGTGCCCGCCCGCATCATTTCGACTACGGTGTTTGTCTTATGCTCGTGAAGCTCATCAATCAGCCCTATGTGCGGCCTTGGCCCCGACTGCCCATCGTCACTACTGATCGGCCTGAAAAACGCGCCTTGGGCCATATACGCGAGATTCCAGCAGCGTTCACCAGTGCCCGACTTCTGTAGGCGCTTGATTAGCTCGGGTGACTGGTCAACCATCGCAACGGCGTCACGAAACAGGATCATCGCCTGATCTTTTTTGGTGGCTGCACTGTAGATTTCTGCGCGTGGCTCGTTGTCAGCAACAAGCCCCTTCATGCCAACACCAGCAGCAAGCGGGCTTTTCCCTGATCCTTTGGCGGTTTCGACGTAGGCCACACGAAAACGCCTGTAACCGTCTGATCCCATCCAGCCGAACAGTGAGCCAATAACGAACTGTTGCCACGGTAGCAATACGAAGGGCTTGCCCTCAAAGTCGCCGCCGTTGAGCTTTAGGACATTGCTGTAAAACCGCTGAGCCTTGTTGGACTCGTCAACATTCCAGACTAGGCCGCGCTTCTTGCCTTCTTTCAAGTCTTTCAGGTGTCGGGCGCATTGGCCGCGCACATGTGGGCCAGCTATGCGAACGCCGTCAACCACTGATTGCGCGTACTCCGTTACAGAGTCATCAACCGAAGAACTCTTTGAGCGGATCGGCTTTTGTTTCTTCTTCGGGGTTTCCATGTACTTTCGATCTAGCTGCGGGCGTTAACCCAAACTCAATCAGGTAGCTTTTAAATTGAGAATCAGCCGAGCGCAATTGTGTCGCGGCTGGATTCCCTTTAATCAGTGTGTTGCCTTGGGCGTCCATCGTCTTGTATGTCCACCCGTCAGCGACAAGCGACTCACGACAAATGAGAATGTCGCTGTAACAGTCGCACAATCTTTCAAGGGCTGCGCTATCGGCTTCAGTAAGCACTCCCATGCGATCCAGCAAGACGGACAATCTGCCCCATGCAACCTTGCCGGCGTCTGACATATGCGCTGGACATGATGGGATTTCACGCTTAGGCTTCGGTTCAGCCTTGTTTATCTTGCGTTTTCCCGCATTGCCCTGGACTAGCTTCAAAACAGTCGGTTTAGGGCGTCTTCCTGCCATGATTTCGCCCTCCATAAAAATTAGCCCATTACGCGGGTGTGTGCGTAGCCA